CGAAAGCGGGAGTATTTGATTATCTTGGTAGTTCGATTGGTGCAGAAGACCCAAATAAAATTTATAAAGTATATCGCCCAGCAGAAGAGTTATCTAACAAAGAAACACTTGATTCTTTTAAATTAGTACCTCTTATTGATGACCATGAGATGCTTGGTACTGATGCAACGCCGGCAGAGAACAAAGGAGTTCAAGGCACTACAGGCGAAGATATATATTTTGAAAATGATACATTGTATGGAAATTTAAAAGTATATAGCGATGTACTTAATAACCTTATTGATAATGGTAAGAAAGACTTAAGTCTAGGTTATAAGTGTAAATATAAATTTGAAACAGGGAGTTTCAATGGGCAGGTATATGATGCCATACAAACAGAATTAAGAGGAAACCATATCGCACTTGTTGAAAACGGTAGGATGGGAAAAGAAGTTAGTGTTTGCGATTCAGCAATAATAACATTTGATAATAACGATTTAATAACAAAAGGGGATAAACCTAAAATGGATGAAGAATTAAAAAAGATGCTAAGCGAGCTAACGGCTAAAGTCGATGCTTTATCAGAAAAGATAAAAGTTGAGGAAGTTGTAGAAGATGCTGAGGAAGTTGTAGAAGATACAGAAGCAGAAGATAAAGAAGTTGTAGAAGATACAGAAGTAGAAGAAAAAAAATCTCTAGATATGGAAGAAGAAAAAAAGAAAGTTGCTCAAGATGCAATGGACGCAAAAATAGCTTTAAAAGAAGAGTTCAAAAGCAGAGATAAACTAGCTAGTGAAATTTCAAAAGTGGTTGGTTCATTTGACCATTTAGATATGGACTTTAGAGATGTTGTCGATTATGGGCTTAAAAAATTAGACATTAAAGCTGATAAGGGGCAAGAGCTTGCTACTTTAAAAGGGTATCTTGCAGGTTCTAGCAAGGTATCTCACGCCGTTGTCGGTATGGATAGTAATAATACTAAAAAAGATAAAAAATCTTTTTACGATAATTTTTAATTAAAAAAAGGTAAATAAATATGCAAACAGTAATAAATAAAAAATTAGCTTTTGGTGTTGTAGGAGAGTTCTACGATGATACAGTTAAGAAAATAGATACTTATGTTTTAAATAGTGATGATAATGTTATTGGAACTGCTTTCACTAGAGTTTCTGAAGGTGTAGCAGAAAAAGGCGGAAATGGTACATTTGTAGGTCTATTAGTTTTGCCTAAGCAATATGTTAATTATAGCTCTAGCATTGGTTCTACAAACTCTATTCCTCGTGGAACACAAGCGAGCATAGCTAAGACTGGCAGAGTTGTTGCTAATTTAGGCGGTGTTGCTAATGTAGGCGATTCTGTTTTCTTTGATAACACGACTGGCGTTTTGGGTGCTGGTACTGCGGGGGCTGGACAAACTCAAGTACCTAATTGCGAAGTATTTTATTTTGATGCAGAAGCAAACGGCTTATGCGTTTTAGAATTACTTAACTAATTAAAGGAAAAATAAAATGAAAAGATATACAAGACAAAATTTAATAGACAATAAAAATGTTCATGACAGAATGGTTGCACAAGATTCTATTGAGAATGTCAATCAGTCAGAAAAAATGATTACCCGTGAATCATTGGGCATTAACTTTACTGCAATGGATTCACAAGCTCCATATATCAGCGGTTCTGTATCTGGTAGACAAGACCTCTTCAGATCTTTTTTACCTGGTGTAATTAGAGATATGACGCAAATGCGTCAAATTGATAATGTTCTTGGTATGACAATGATTGGTAATTTCTTGACAAAAGAAGTTGTTCAAGCTACAGAACAACGAACTGGTAATGCTAGTGGTTATAGTGAATTAGCATCTGCTCCAAGAGTTTCTTATCTTTCAGATTATGAAGTAAGAAACACTGTTAGATTCATGGTTGAAGCGGAATTTGGTGGCGATAGTGACAAAATGGCAGAAGTAGCAGGACAAGACCCGAGAGCCACAAAAATGTCAGCTGTAACAACTGCTCTAGAAATTGCTCGTAATGAAGTTAGTGTCTATGGTTACTTTGGTGGTCAAAATAAAACTTACGGGTTTCTTAATGACCCTAATTTGCCTGCTTATCAAACACTTCCAAACGGTGCAAATGCTACACCAGAATGGTCAACTAAGACATTTTTAGAAAGACAAAAAGATGTTGTTGAAGCTATCACATCATTAGAACTATCGACTGGAAACAACTTTAGTGCAAGTATGATGAATTTTACTTTTGTAATTCCTTCATCTGTAAACGGCTATCTTAACGAGCTAAATGATTTTGGCACAATGTCGCTTAGAAAATGGATTCAAGAAACATATCCTAAATGTACGATTATAACAATGTCAGACCTTGATAGTGCAAATGGCGGAGCAAATGTATTCTATATGTTTGTTGATAATCTTCTTGGCGATTCATCTGATACTGGTGCTGTTATGAGTCAACTTGTTGTTTCTAAAATCGAGTCTGTTGGAACGATGATACAATACGACAAGCAATATGAAAAATTTAGAAACTCATCAGCAGGTACTATAGTTCATAGACCTTACGCTATTTACAGAGCAACTGGAATGTAATATAATTATTATGATGATATTAATTTATTATCATAATTAATATAACAATTAAATTAAAAGGATATTTTTTAAAATGGCAAAAGTTTTTATATACTCAACAATGAGTTCAGATAATGATTATATTGTTTACGATAATGGTTTCGCAAGGCGTAAAGTTACAATTGCAGGCAAAGCTAATGTAGCTGATAAACTTACTCTTTTAGTGAAAGAGGGTGCTGTTACAATGATTGAGCAAGAGCAGTATGAATTGATAAAAGAAAATTACCATTTCAAAAAACATCTTGAGGGTGGTTTTTTAACTGTTGAAAATAAAAATGTGGAAGCTTCAAAAGTTTCAAAGGCAATGACTAAGAAAGACAAATCAGCACAAAAAACAGAAGAAGATTTTAAAAATATAAAAGACTTAAACCCAACGTTCAAGGTTGAATAATGTCTAGCATAGTATTTGATATAGCAGAGTTTAGAATTAAATATCCAATTTTTGACACAATATCTGATGCTGTTGTATTAAGAGCTTTTTCAAGTTCAGAAATGTTTATATCCAATAATACTAATTGTTATTTAGATGAAAGCAAGCTTAAATATGTTTTATATTTAATGACTGCTCATATGCTTCAAATTGGAGTTGATACTGCTGCAAATGGTGGCGGAAGTGCTGGCATTGTATCGAGTACTAGTATTGATAAGATATCAGTATCTTTTGAAGCTAGATTAAATAAAACTTCATTCCAATATTTTTTAAATAAAACTATATATGGCGAAGAGATTTTAGCTTTATTTAGTCTTTGGTCTGCTGGTGGATATTATGTCGGTGGTTCAAATGCAACACTTGGTTTTAAGAGATAATGAAAGTTAATAAAAAAACTAGTCTTGATATTAAAAAAATGGCTAAAAATTTAGCTAATATAAAAGTTCAAGTTGGTTTTCTTTCAAGTGCTAAATATGAAGATGGCACAAGCGTTGCAGAGGTTGCAATGTCGAACGAATATGGAGTACCACAAAAAAGACAACCTCCACGACCATTTATGAGACAGGCATTAAAAAAGTCTGGGGAATGGAAGAAGACTTTCGATTTCATGATTAAGAAAGACTTCGCTCGTGGGGGCGATTTTAAGACCTCATTTGAGACTTTGGGGTTGGTTGTTAAAGGAGATATAAAAACATCAATAAAAGAGTTAACAGCTCCAGCATTAGCACAGTCAACTATCGATAGAAAGGGATTTTCTAAGCCTTTGATTGATACTGGTTATATGTTAGATTCTGTTAATTATGAGGTTTCAAAATGATAGGGAATTTATTTAATATTGCTTCATCAGCTTTAGGTGGTGCGTTGGGTAAAGAAGTTATTTTTTATAAAAAGTTTTTGGGCAATATAAGTAATGATGTTGGTATCCTAATTCCAAGTTATGAAGACCCAACCCAAATAAATGGTAGCTTTCAAGTTGTCTCATCAAGCTTATATGCCCAGCGTGGGCTAGATATTAATAAGCATTATAGAATTTTATATACCGATACGGAAATTACAGAAATTGATACAAATACATCGAGCGATAGGATACTGTACGGTGATGATACTTACCAAGTCCTAGATAAAGAGGATTGGTATAGATACAACGGTTGGAGTGGCGTGCTTTGTGTTAGATTATGATATTGTAAGAATTATAAGACCTATAATTATTAACGGTTTAACATCGCTTAATATTGATGCTAGTGTGCTTCTTAATTATCAACCAACAAAACAAGGGATAAACGAAAATACCGTTTATTTTTTCAATGTTAGCGATACAGATATTGGCTTTATTGGTCGCAATTCAACATACGATAAAGACCAAGATAAATTAATATATAAAGAATTACAAGTTTCACAAACAACTTTTCAAGTAAATACAATATTAAAACAAGATATAGAAAATCTTACTATAACAGCAAAAGATTTATGCAAGTATGTTAAAATGATATTGCAAAGTACAGAAACAATTAATATACTAAAAGAAAATAATTTAGAAATACTTAGAATAAATAATATTGTTAATACTCCTTTCACAAATGGTGCAGATAATTATCAATATAATCCTAGTTTTGATTTTGTTATTATACATACTCAAGAATTAGAATATAATATAAATAAAGTAGATAAAATTAATCAAAAAATAAACGAGGTTTAAAATGGCAATTAGATTAATAAAATATGTTGATATAACATCTGGTGTTGGTGCTGGTGCTTCTGTAGCACGAGTAGAGCCAATTCTTAGAATTATCAGTAGCAATTCACTAATACCAACTAGCACAGTTGTAGAGTTTGATACAGCAGAAGAAGTTGGTTCGTATTTTGGTACTAGTTCAGAAGAGTATATTAGAGCTTCTTTTTATTTTAGTTTTGTTTCTAAGAGCATAACATCGCCGAATAAAATTAGTTTTTACAAGTATAATGCTACAGATACAAACGCTTTAATTTTTGGCGGTAAAACTCAAAAAGTATTAACTGATTTCACTGCAATATCTGATGCAAGTTTTGATTTAGAGGTTGGCGGAGTA